GTCTAAAAGGATGGCGTGTTGAGTGTCGCGACATTGCGGCAGACACATGGGCTGTTATGGTGTTTTCAGAGGCTTCTGGCACTGAAGCAACACCGTTCTCAGCTGCTGTAAGCTGAGATTAGGCGGGGGACTATGTCCCCCTTCTTTGAGAGGGTAATGTTATGAAATATAAAGTTGTAGTTGGAACATTGTTTATTGCCGGCCAGAAGTACAAGCGCGGTGACGTTGTGGACCTGGCAGATGCAGTAATGTATGGCACAAAGCTAGAGCCAGTTACAGAGGCTCCTGTAGCAGAAAAGCCAAAGCGTAAGCCACGCGCTCAAAAAGTAGAGGCAGCCGAATGAAGATCGGTGAGCAGGTTTTATTTAACCACTCAGATAACAAAGTCGTCATAAAAAAGACGCACGATGTTAATCCTGAGATGCACCGTGCACAAATGTTGCGCGATGCTGGTTGCGGCCAAAAAGGTGAAAACCGGCTGGTGGGTTCGATTCCCATAAACATGATTGAAGACTGGTGCAAAGAGGCTGGTGTAAAATGGAACGATACAGCAGCCAGGGCAGAAGTCGTTAAGCGAAAGATCCTGTCTGGTGAATTCGACAAGTTTAGGGTCTGGAAAGGAACCTACTAGAAATGGACAGGCGTACTGCAGCATCTGCACATAAGCGAATTGATGACCTGGAGAAGCAATTGGTTAAGCATGAAGCTGTCAGTACAGAGCGTTGGACAGAGACAATTTTACGAATCAAGAGGATTGAGGCGATCATGATCGGGACAGCCGGTGCTACCATCATGCTCCTGATCACCCTGTTAACCAAAACGGGATAGAGAGCCATGATTTTTGAGGCCATTGCAGCGATCAAGATAGCGAATGAAGCTATCGGGGCGATCAAGGAGTTTGCGGGCCACGTTTCTTCTGTAGGAGAAATGGGTAAGGATTTAACGAAATTGGCTGATGCCAAGGACGACATCGAGAAAGCGGCCAAGGATGGCGACATGGAAGCGTTCTGGGCACTTGAAGATATCAAGCGTCATGAAGCAGAAGTTAAGCAGCAGTTTATCTACGCTGGGCGTGCAGGGCTGTGGGACGATTACTGTAAATTTATAGCTAACCGCAAACAATTGCGTGAGAACGAGCGTAAGCGTGCAGAAGCTAAGAGACTGGCTAAGAAAAAAGCCATCCAGAATGGATTCCTGTATGTGGCTGTTGGCATTGCTGTTCTCGGTGTTGTGGGCGGGGCCGTGGCCTTACTACTTTGGCTTATTAGCCTTAAAGGTACTTAATAATGGCAATCAAATACCGTGGTGAAACTTTCAGCGGCTACAACAAGCCAAAGCGTACAAGTGGAGCCAAAAAGAAATTCGCTGTCCTGGCGAAGAAAGGCGACAAAGTGAAGCTGGTCCGATTCGGTGACCCAGACATGTCGATCAAGAAAGACCAACCTTCCAGGAAGAAATCATATTGCGCGAGATCAGGCGGCATCAAGGGGACTGATGACAAGTTCTCCGCCAACTACTGGTCACGCAAAAAGTGGAACTGCTAAGAGGAACTAACCATGGCGATGTATGGCAAAAAATCAGCTGGCAAGAAAATGATGAACAAGGCTAAGTCCGGGTTCAAACCGTGCCCTGGCTGCCCAAGCCCGAAAACATGTGCTGCAGCTGGCAAGTGTAAGAAATCCAGCTAATGCCGCTGAAAAAGGGATACGGCAAAAAGACGATATCCAGCAACATCAAGAAAGAGATGAAAGCTGGTAAGCCACAGAAACAAGCTGTGGCTATCGCTTTGAACGTGGCAAAGAAGGCGAAGAAAGATGGCAAAAAAAGGTCTGTACGCAAACATTCACGCAAAGCGTAAGCGCATCAAGGAAGGCTCGAAAGAGAAGATGCGTAAGCCTGGCACTAAAGGCGCGCCAACAGCTTCTGCTTTTAAAGCTGCGGCCAAGACTGCCAAAAAGAAGCCGAAGAAGAAGTGATCACATGGTTCCTGTTCATCATCATACTTGGAGAGGAATCTTATGTGGTGTCGGTAAACTCAATTCACCAAAGCATGGGTTCATGTTTTGTTGCCAGGGAGGCGATTCTCACATCGGCTCCGAAACCAAAGATAAACTATGAAGCAGTTTGTATTCGATCAGATAGGGTTAACTTGTTATGACAGAGCTAGAGAAGTATGACACCAACGGGAATGGGGTTATCGATCCGCATGAGCTTGCTCTCATTGAACTTGAGGATCGCCGCCGTAAGATGGAGGATGAAGACGCGCAGCGTGATTCGATCCGCAAAATGGCGTGGTTTGCGCTGTTTGGCCTACTGCTTTATCCCAGTGGTATTTTTGTATGTAGTCTTGTCGGACTCGATAAAGCGGCTAGCCTCATCACTGACATCGCGGGGACGTATTTCATAGCCGTGTCTGCCCTCGTCGCCAGTTTTTTCGGCGCGAGTGCTTACCAGTCGAAGAAGGCTGAGTAATGAAAACCTGTCTGTATAGCTTCACCAGGGGGCTGTATGAGACAGAGTGCGGAGGCAAGTCTGTAGCTAGGCCTGTGCAGAAATGTGATCGGTGTGGACGTAAGCCAGAGGAGGTTGAGCGTGTTACAGATGCTACTAGGGCCAGCAATGGAGCTGGGCAAGGAGTTCTTACAAGGAAAGGCTGAAGAAAAGAAAGCCATCCAACAACGTAAGATTAGCCAAATCAACAATGACGCTGACTGGGAAGCCAAGATGGCTGACGCTACGAAGGGAAGCATCAAGGATGAATGGTTCGCTTTCATTTTGAGTGCGCCTTTAATCGCTGTCGCCTATTCAGTCGCGATGGATGATCCTCAGATTATTGCTCGCATGAATGAAGCGTTCTCAGCACTAAATCAATTACCTGACTGGTATCAATATTTGCTGTTTATTGCAGTCACTGCGTCATTTGGCGTGAAGGGCGCAGACAAGATCATGAGCATGCGAGGTAAGAAATGAACCTGGAACAACTCCGCCAAGAGATCGAGATCGATGAAGGCGTTAAATACGAAATTTACTTAGATCACCTGGGGCTGCCAACATGCGGTATCGGCCACTTGATCGTGGAAGGTGATGAGGAATATGGCCAGGAAGTCGGCACAGCCGTCTCAGAAGAGCGTGTAGCGGAACTTTTTGAGTCAGACGTACAAGTTACCCTGGACGAGTGCGAACGTCTCTACAGCGGCTTCTCAGAGCTCCCAGAGGAAGTGCAGCATATTTTGGCGAACATGATGTTCAATATGGGCCGGCCGCGTCTCTCTGGATTCAAGAAGTTCAACGCAGCTATCGCAGCTGGTGAATGGGAAGAGGCTGCAGAAGAGATGATCGATAGTCGCTGGTATCGCCAGGTGACAAATCGTGCAGATCGCCTGGTTACCAGGATGCGTGCCGTTTAACACAAAAAGTGTTGACCATATAAACAAAAGCTGTGCATAATCCCCTTGTTGTTAATCAATGAGGGGATTTAATTATGACTTTAGCAGCAGAAATCTGGACTACATTGTCCAAAATCAACGTCAACGAAAACATCGAAAAGAAAGGCAATCTGTCTTATCTGTCCTGGACTTGGGCGTGGTCCAAACTCATGGAGCACTTTCCTGACTCCTACTACCACTTTGAAGATCGCAAGCTAGAGAACGGCACAGTCGAGGTCACTTGCATCCTGTCTATCCATAAGGGCGATCAGTCTGTAAGTCGTCACATGTGGCTGCCTGTCATGGACCACAAAAATAACTCAATTATCAATCCAAGTTCTCGCATGATCTCAGATGCCAAAATGAGGTGTCTTGTAAAGGCGATCGGAATTATGGGGTTAGGCCTGTATGTCTATGCTGGGGAAGACTTACCAGCAGCTGAGAAAGAACGCATGCGCATCGAGATGGAAAACGCGATGGTCAGCGAGGCTCAGGCAGAAACACTCAATGATCTAATCAAGGATACTGGGACTGATGCTGACAAGTTCTGTGAGCACTACAAGATCGCAGCGATCGAGATGCTGCCACTGTCTCAGTTTGAGCAAGCAGTGACTATGCTCAAAACTAAGTTGGAGCGCATGGAGTCTGGATCATGAGAATTCTAGGTTACGAACAGGGCACACAGGCGTGGTTAGACTCGCGCCTAGGCTGCCCTAGTGGGTCAG